CAAAGAAGCAGTACTTTACAGTTGTTACGGAGAATGCAATTATTGCATATAATAATGAAGATGATCAAAATGCTCGAAACAAATTATATAGAGAACATATTCATTATCCTTTTGATAAATTAGTAGAAAATATATATCATACATTTAAATTTAGTTATTTTGATATTCCATATGAAGATGTTAAATGCGAGGTAGTTGCATTTCTTAATGAGAAGATACACAAATATAAAGCAGGTAAGGGAAAAGCCTTTTCTTACTTTTCTATTATTGCTAAAAACTATCTTATAATTCAAAACAACCAAAACTATGCCAAGCTTAAGGCGCGCGCGGAAGTTGATGAGATTGACAACTCGCGAGATTTAGACATCGAACGTTCATTAAACGATCAACAATCTCAGTTACGTGATTTTACCAATCTTTGGTGCGATTGGTATGATGTAAATCTTACATCTATATTTACAAATAGTAGAGATATTGCAGTAGCCGATGCGATACTTGAGTTATTTCGCATGCGCGAAAATATTGAAGATTTTAATAAAAAGGCATTATACATTCTTATAAGAGAACGGACCGGGCTTAAAACTCAAAACATTACTAAAGTAATAAATGTAATGCGTAAAGATTTCATGAAAATGTTTTCTGTTTATCGCAAGACCGGCCAAATTCTAGCCTGAAATAGATATATACATATTTATTTTAAAGGGCAGTATGGATCCTAATGATTTTGAACTTTTCAAGGGTACGACGTTTTCGGACCTAATGAAAGATGTCTATCATAACTCTAAAAAGAAATCTAGACAAATAGATGGACTAATTCAAGAATTGCAGCCTCTAGTTAAAAACATAAGCGATGCTACTCTATTAGTTCCTATGATAAAAGACTATATCGAAGTATCCGTTAAAAACGATGATGCATTAGTTAAGTTAGCTGGCATTGTACAGCGGTTAATGTCTGCCGGAACAAAAGAAGAAGGTGGAGAATTCGGATTGTCAGATGAAGAACGTTCTAGATTATTACAAGAAGCAGAAGACGAAGTTAAGTCATTAAAAACTGAACAGAGTGATATAAACAAGGATATTGATGACGTACGCTCAAGTGATAGATGAAGGTAACGGCGGTCCGTACAATAACCTACCAATTACTGATCAGAATGGTGTACAAAGAGAACGGCTTCCAGGCGAAATTTTAGTTCGTACTCAAAATAACCGGACGCAGGCTGTTAGTGAAACATATGTTTTACCTTTACTAGATTATATTACACGTGTTCCCTTGCACGGCGAGATAGTCCAGCTTCATATGTTACCATCGGGGACTGCTGAAAACAAATATAATGATAATCGATTTTATTATACAACTACATTAAACTTACACGGTTCGCGTAATATAAATCAGCTACCATGGATCATGAACACAGTAGCCAAAGGCTCGACGTTAGATTCGTTTATATCACCAGAAGGCAACAAAGTACCGGAACAAAGTTCGTTTGCAGAAAAATCTGTTAATACATTACAGCCATATGAAGGAGATCTAATTATCAATGATCGATTTGGTTCTTCAATACGTTTTTCATCTGGTGTAGATACTAATTCACGTGCATCAAACGGTTCGTTATTGTATAATACATTACCGCCATGGGATGGACCTGTCAATGAACCTTTGATGATACTTACTGCAGGTAACAATCAAGAATCAAACGTCGAAAATTTTCAAAGCGATGCATCATCTATTATTTTATCAACGTCGCAAAAGCTAGAATTAGATACTTCACAGCAAAATATAGGCCGCGGTATACTATCAACACGTAGTTATTCAGAACCGCAAATTATTTTAAATAGCGACCGTATTACTATTAATAGCAAGGTCGACGAAGTAATTATTTCAGGTAAAAGTACCGTATCTATTGCAACGCCAGGATGGGCATCGGACATGGATAAATTTTTTACTATGGTTGAAGATATACAAAATGAATTGAAAAGCTTACATTCGCAAGTTAATGCCCTAACGACTCAAGTCAATACTTTGTCAGTAGCAACTACTACATTTGGATCTGCGCAAGCATCGGTTGCTGCGGGGCTTGTGATACTTGCTCCATTAGCGCCGGCACCCGGAGCTTTAGCCGGTGCATCTGGTGCTGTTGTCGGCCAAACAACATCTATTTTAACAAAACTTGGCACTATTAAAGCAAATCTATCTAAGATCGATTCTACAATTGCAAGTCTAAAGCAATAACATATTTATTATAAAGGATATTTTATGAACTCTAAAGTATTTCTAAAAGCGTTACGAACAATAATCCGAGAAGAAGTACGTACTGCCATTCGTCATGAGTTAAACGAACGTACGGAACCAAAAAAATCTCACAATGAAGTTATAGACCACGGCATGCGTATGCATAAACAAGCAACGCAGTCTCAAAAGCAGTACGTAAAAAATCCAATGTTAAATGACATCTTAAATGAAACATCCGCAATGTCATCAGATGAATGGTCTACTATGAATTTTAGATCTGAAATGGCACAAGCGTTTGGAATGCAATCTGCCGAGCCTGTCGCTGTACAGGATGTATCTGGCAATGCTATTTCTACAGATTCATTAAAATCTAAGGAAGGCGGTGAAGCCGTCGTTAACGCTCTTACGCGCGACTATTCTTCGTTAATGAAGGCAATGGATAAAAAGAAATAATAAATGGCACGTAGTGTTTATAGATATGAACCAATCAATGAGACGCCAGATAAAGGTGTAGGTATACTCTTACCTTTAAATAGACCAGTTACCGGACGACTAAAAGAAGAGACATCGTATGATGCTGCTGGAACAAATGGTAAAGGCGTATTTGTACAATCGTATACAACAGAGGAACAGTCTATAAGTAATTTACGTAATTTATTACATACCCTTAAGGGTGAACGTTTCATGCAACCTAATTTTGGGACTAGAATTCGTGAGTTTTTATTTCGTCAGTCGTATGAATCCTTAGCATCCGACTTATCAGAATCTATCACTAATGATATTAATACATGGATTCCGTATATTATACTCGACGCTGTCGATGTGGTTACCAATGAACATAGAATAGATATCAGAATACGTTTTCGTACAACACGTAACGGTGCTAATTTAATCATTAATGTGTTGGCTCAAGAAAATGCAATTATAGTATCAGAACCAATTCAAGATACATATTCGCCGGCATCGAGTAGATTAGTACAGGTATATGGAGGACTTTAATGACATTAGTTAAAAAAGATGTAAAATATCTTAATAAAGATTTTGCGCAGTTTAGACAAAATTTAATAAACTTCGCACGTACGTATTATCCCAATACCTACAATGATTTTAATGAATCGTCGCCTGGTATGATGTTTATGGAAATGGCATCATATGTCGGCGATGTATTGTCATTTTACACTGATACTTCTTATAGAGAGTCATTACTTAATAGCGCTAAAGAAGATGCTAATGTATTGCAGTTATCCCAAATGTTGGGATATAAGCCAAAATTAAATTCACCCGCGTTAGTCGATTTAGATGTGTATCAACTTGTGCCGGCACTTGGTTCTGGAGCATCTGCACGTCCAGATGAAAGATATACGTTATCAATCCAACCTGGAATGACAGTGACCGGTAATGATAATGTTACATTTCGTACATTATCGACTGTAGACTTTTCATCATCAAGTTCTATAGATCCATTAGATATTTCTGTATATGAGATTGATAGTAATGGTAATGTACAATACTACTTATACAAAAAATCCGTTCCGGCAATATCTGGCGAGGTTAAGACGGCTACATTTACATTCGGTGATCCTAAAATATATGATAAAATTGCATTAACAGATACTAATGTATTAGATATAATCAGTGTTACTAGCGACGAAGGCTCGACATGGCATCAAGTCGATTATTTAGCGCAAGACACTATATTCGAAGATATCGAGAACATTCCATTTAATGATTCAACCCTATCTTCATTTAGAAGTGCTGTGCCGTATATTTTAAAATTACGACGTACACCTAGAAGGTTTGTAACTAGACTTAGAGAAGACTTACGTACCGAAATACAATTTGGTGCTGGTATAAGTTCCGATGCTGATGAAGAATTAATTCCTAATCCTAAAAACGTTGGTAGCGGCTTAGAGTATTTAAATCGAACTACAAACAATAACATAGATCCATCGAACTTTTTATATACTAGTACATATGGATTGGCTCCAAATAATGAGACACTAACTGTTACATATTCGGTAGGTGGCGGCACAAAAGAGAATGTAAGTGTTAATTCATTGACAACAATTTTATCTGTACCATATAATACTGCAACAGAAATTTACGGCGTTGATTTGACTGATACAAAAGCATCTCTGGCTGTAAACAATCCTGTACCGGCACGTGGCGGAAAAGCTAAAGATGATATCGAAAATATACGTCAATCTGCCATAGCAGCATTTGCTGCTCAAAATAGAGCTATTACACGTGAAGATTATATTTCTAGATGTTATGCAATGCCT